CACGAGAATTTGCGAGTCTCTTTTTGCGTCAACCCAATTGCTGCATGATCCTTGGGCTTCTGCTGGTAACGCTGCAACACTGCACAAGCAAACTCTCCAGCACTCTTCCCGGACTTGATATACTCCTCGGCAAGTTCGGTCTGTTTGTGTTCACGTCCGTATGATTCAATCTCTCGGACTCTGCCGATTTCCTCGGCCCGCGCTTTCGCCACCACTTGCGTGGTGTCAACGCGTTCCTCGGTCACTTCAATTTTCTCTTCCATTTCAATTGCTCTCATTTTAGTAATTTCAGTTTGGAACGTCTGCTCTTCAGCTCGCCCGATACCCACCGATTGATCCGCTCCAGATGAAACAATGCTCAACTCATAGGGTTCAAAATCAGTCACTCGGTAAACTGGGGGGTTGTCCTGCGTCTGTTCCATTTTGTGGATTGCGTAACCCACGCTTATTTGTGTGCGGATACCGTCTTGAACATCCCTGAATATCTCTTCGGCCCGCTCCGATTTGCCAAACCGTATTGAAGCACGTCCAAACTTGTCAGGATCAATCCTCGCGGATTCCACAACTCCCACCTGATCATCCAGATGGTGATTGACCAAAACAGGCCCGGAATTATTGAGACGGCCAAGTCTCACAGATTCCGGTCTGTGGTCAAGAATCTCTGTTCCAAAATTCCGCTCCACTGGAGCTTCAGAACTAAATGCTATAGGCAGCGTTCGGTCTTCGGACTGGAGATCACCGCGCTCCAGCGTCACCGTCCTGCAAAATAAACCTGTTTCTTTAATTTCCGTTTGCGTCATCATTTGTCTCTTCTGGTGTAAATTCATCTGTTAATGGTGGCCCCAATTTCAGTCCCATGTCTTCGATTAATGACTTCTCTGCTGCGAGCTGGGCAAGAATATCGGTGTATTCTTTGCCCTGCTCTCCAGCGATTTCTGCCAATGATGTTGCCCCCATCTCCATTGCCAGTTTTTTCGCTTTCATTTCTTTTTCTGGATCAACGTATCCCCAGCCTCTGGCGATCCAGGAAACCGCTTTGAATTTTGACAGCTTGGAAATCGGCAAGGGCAGCGCACCAGTGGTGATCGACATCACCAGCCATTGCTGGTAAACCGCATTGCAGAATCTGCTGGTAATCATCTGCTGGAGACTCTGCCACTGGGCTTGCTCATCTTTTGCTCCGGCCCGGATGCTGGAATAGTTGACGCTTTCCAGGTCTCCAGAGAGGCTGTTGTAACTCACCAATGCCCCACTTGAAACAGACCTCAGGATCGATTTGACAAAATCCGGATAGGCGGTTGTGGGATGATTTGGATCAAACGATTGAAACTCCATCCCGGTCGGCAACTGCTGAAATTGACCAGGGGCAAACTCTGTGATTAGGTTGCCCTCTGCGTCCTCGTCCGTTCCTGAATAGCCAGCAGAATCTGGACTGGTGAAAAATCCCATCGCACTGCTGCCAATTCTGGACGCAACCAACTCAGATTCCTGATATTGGTTTAACATCTGGAGAGGTCTTAATGCAGTGTTAAGCCAGGGAATACCGCGGGATTGTCCAGGCCGTTCTTGAATAAATATGTGAATCATCTCATCCGCCGGCACCCGTTCCGCTGCCGCACTGCCTTCAGTCCCCCAGAGTTGGGAGGATGGATTGAGCTGCTGGTAGTAGGCTATCGGCTTGCCGCGCTGGTCTTGCTCGATCCCCATGACAACATTGCTGTCCCGGTCTGACAGATTGTAATCAACACTGATTGCATCACCCTCCAAGACCCACAGGTTTAACCCGTAAGGATTCCCCGGAGTTCCCTTGACGAGCCTGATAAAGACCTCCCCGTCACGGGCCAGCGTCTCCATCACCTGGTGCTGGACTCCAATCCAATCTTGCCGGGCATCAACAGTGACAAAATCCGGATTGATCCCCCATTGGAACCATTGCCGTTCCAGCAAATTATTGTCTGCTGAATCTAGACTGCCATCTTCTCTGCGAGTCTTCGCTTGGAACTTAATCCCATACGGGCCGATGACATTTGATTTATTCATGGCCAGAAATTTTCTGGCATATTCCGAGTTTTGGCAGAGACTCCGCACCCGCGCTCGAATAACCTTGAGCGCGTTTCGTAGCTCCTCATCTGCACTGCTGTAGCTCCCGCCCCAGCCGCTCAGGATGTTGTCAAACTTTGCAGAGTCAAATGCCCGCTTGCTCAAATTGACCGAGGGCACCACAGGACGTTTTGGACTTGGTTGTTTTTTCTTGAACCAATTAAACATTTCAGCCACCTCCTTGCAATCGGCTCAAAATTATCCCGTCATTCCCGTAACCCTTACGCGCGCGCGCGAGCCTTTTATCCTTGAGCCACTCAGCACGGTAACGATCCCGGAACAACAGCAGGTCCTCAATTGGCATCCTTGCCAGTGATCTTCCGGCAATGGAATAGCTCATCTGATCCTGTGAAGCCCGGCCCTCGATGACTGCTTCAATTGCCGACAATACTTTCCGCGCATGACTTTGGACATCGGTGCTGGTGTCTGTCCGGATGTTTGAGACAACCTCCCAGCTTCCGGAATCCAAACGCACCCGCTCAGAGTCACTGGTCCGGGTTGCATAGAGAAACCACTGGTAAATCCCGGGCGTGTATCCTGCTGTTGTGGCCGCTGGGATTTCAAAAATCCATTCAGAGCTGCTGACTGATCCAGCAACTGTATATCCGTCTGTTGGTGCGCCGTTGAGTGTGAACTGATAGGCAACAGAATAGGATGCAGCAGGATAGTCGTCTTCAATCCCCGTCTTTTTCCATGGAGTGAAATCACCGGCAACAATTGGGCTGCCGTACTCTGCAAGGCCCGGTTCCCTTGTTGGATAATTGGTTGCATCAAATAGGTTGCTCATGCGTAGGCCATCTTTAATTGTTCTTGCTTGTGCCCTTGGATAAAGAAATCATCTTGACGCTCGGCATCACTGATCCGCTTGCAAGCAATCTCAAAGTATTCTGCTTCCTTTTCAACGCCAATAAACTTGCGCCCCAAATTCAATGCAGCAACTCCTGTTGTTCCGGAACCCATGAAAGGATCAAGGATTGTTTCCGAATCCGGCAAAAAGCCAATACACCACTCCATCAGTGCAATCGGCTTTTGTGTCGGGTGACAGCTTCTGTCCAGTAGTATTGCCATTCTGTTTATTGTTTTGATCCTCAAAGCACCTTCAAGACTTGTCCACGCCAGTTCGCCATCTGATTGATTTATTTTTTGTCCCTTGTCCCAGACTAGCCACTTGCTTGATGCCGGCAATAGATCGGCAAAATAGTTTCCACCCCAAATAATTTGGTGCTTTGACCGTTCCCGGAATAGCCGGAATATTTCCTTTCCCGGTCTGTCCGAATCCCAGCCCATAAACTTAAACCCCTTTCGGCCCCCATGACTACCTGTCGATTTTCTCTGGCCATCTCTTCCTATTCCATAAGGTGGATCAGTCACCACTGCATCCACTTGTCCCAATCCGGGCAGAATGTCTTTGCAGTCGCCCAGATACAAGGTTGCATCTCCAATGATTTCTGTGATCATCGCCTCTTTCGCCCCTGCACCCCGGAAACCCACCCGCTAGGGCGGGTGTTTTTCCGTGGTGACGTTTTCCGGACCTCCGATAAATTGCGCTGCACCCTGGTCATGTTTGCATTGAGTGATGTAAACGCTGCCAAGTTATAGACCATCAAATCCAGTGCTTCATTTCTCGGCCTGATCCGTTTGAATTCAAGATGGGGAATGCCTTTTGAGTATCGCTTGATCATTTTCTCTGCTGTCAATTGCTGGAAAAATTCATCATCCAAGAAATCTGGGAAATGGATATACCCTGGAGTGTTTGCCTCCTGATTCTTGAGCCGGCCCATGATTTGAGTTTTGAGCGTGTTAACTCCCAGAGGGAACACGTTGCACTTGGCACTATTGTTTCTGCTGGGTCGTCCAACCTCCGCCCGGTTGCTGCCACCGACCCCTTTGATTGCATGGACCCCCATGCCGTCCAACTGCTTTGCAAATTTATAAACCGCTCCAGTTTCATATCCAGAATCAATGAAGGTCCTCGCAATTCTCAAATCCTTGCCCAGCGGGTGGGGCCATGCTTCCCTTAAATAATTTTCCAGCAGCTCCCAGAGTTCCTCGGACTGGGGTTTTCCGTAAAAAATTTGATACCCAAGCACCCAGATTTCGGTTTTGGAATATCCATTGACGAGGACCTCCAGTCGATCCGCTTGGACATCCACCGATCCACAGAT